AGAGGAACTGCGGAAGGCTGCCGAGACGCAGGCCGACGAACCGCTGACTGTCGACCACCCCACGGACGACGATGGGCGCCCGGTCTACCCGCCACCGACCGACGAAACAGTCGGGAAGGTGCCGAAAGCGGGATGGCTCGATGAGCAGGCGGCCGTCGGCTACGAAGCGACGGCCCACGACGAGGAAATCGCCCAGGGCGTTCAGGCGGGCAGTTACGAGGTGTCTGTCCATCCGACGTTTGAACTCGGTGAGCAGGATCCCGAGACGGGCGCCTATATCGCCGAGAACATTGCGTTCCGGGATCTCTCGGTCGTCTCGAAGGGAGACAGCCCGTCGAACACCGCCGAATGGGGCCCGAATCAGGCACTGGCGTCCTACACCCAGTCGACAGATATCGGTGCCGAACTCGACGGATCGGCTGACGGGACTGGTGATGCGGACCGCGATCGCGAGAGTCTCGTCAGCAGCACCGTCCGCGGAACGCTCCGGGCCCTCGGATTCTCACCCACTGACGTCGATCACGACATCCCCGGCACTGCAGGCGAGCACGAGCTCGTCGCCGCTGAACTCGTCGCCGGGACGACGCTTGCTCAGGAGCTCGAGGAGGCGATCGAAGCGAACACGAGCGAGGACCGGACGCGGGCAGACGTCGTCGACGATCTGTCCGAGGAGGCGGGGATCGACACCGGCACCGTGAACGCGATTCTCCGCGCAGAAATCGACTGTCCGCCGCTCTCGCGACTCGACGGCTTCGCGACGGCACTCGATACTGATCTCGACAGCCTGGTCGCAGCCGCCGAAGAAGATGGGTGTAACTACGGCGACGCAGCAGCATCGGCATCTGACGGGCGGGCGGGATCCCGCACCGGTTCTTCGACTTCACCAATGGACGACGATACTCGAGAACAGTACGTCCAGTTCTTGACCGCGAATGCGGACTTCGACGAGGAGTCCGTCACGGCCATGGACGACGACGTACTCGAACAGACGTACGAACTCGCCGCCGACGGCGCCGCAGGCGATGCGGATGGCGACGGCGGCAGCACCACTGACGGCGATGGCGGCAGCACCACTAACGGCGATGACGATGGTGGCCGAACGCTCGGCGAGATGACCGTCGACGAGCTGGGCGAGGCGATGCGTGAGCAGGGCTTCGTCACCGAGGACAATGCTGGCGATCTCCTCGAAGAGGCGACCGCGCAGGCCACCAAGCGCGAGAAGGTCGACGAGATCATCGCGAACAGCGACGAGTACGACGAAGACGACCGCGAGGCGCTGCTCTCCTCGGCGGAGTCACTCGTCGATCGCGAGCACAAGCGCGTTCGCGGCGAACTCGCCGCCCAGCTCCCCGGCGCGGCCGGGGCCGCGGCCACGCTGACGGCTGACTCGACCGGTGGCGACGACGTCGACGAGTACGGGACGGGGGTCCAGGAGGACTAACACATGAGCATCGCGCAGAACCAGTCTGTTATCGCACAGGTCAACGGCAACGAAAGCTACGTCGAGGGCGACGCCGACGGGGCGATCGAGCCCGGGCAGGGCGTCGTCTGGTACGAGGACGCGAACGGCGACACGCAGGTGAAGCTGGTCGGCGCTGATCACGAGTCCAAGCGCGTCGCTCGCGAACAGCGCAACCCACCGCGGAGCCTCGGGGCGACCGGGGACTCCGTCCTCGACGACGCGTACGCATCGGGCGACAACTGCGAGACGGTCGGGTTCCGCCGGCACGATCGCGCCCGGCTTCGCCACGACGGCAACATCGGAACGCCGGGCAACTTCGAGGACGCTGAAGTCGGCTGGGACGCCAACGGCTACATCACGAGTTCGCCGACGGTCGCGATCGGCCGCGGAATCCGCGTGATCGACCGGTCGAGTGGCGACGACTTCGTCGTCGTGGAGTTCTACTGAGGTGATCTGACATGAGTACTGCAGACGTATCTGACCCCGAGGTCAAGTGGTCGAAGAGTGTAGAAAACGATCTCTCGCTGACCGCGCAGAAGGCGTTCTTCAATCCGCTCAGGCGGGTGCGCGAGCAGGCGCTCAAGCAGCTCCGAGCCGAGTCGCCGTACTCGCCGGAGATGTGGGAGCAACTCGACGGGGCAACGGGCATCAAGAACACGATGCCGACCGCCGAGCTGACGGCCGACTCGACGCTCGAGGTCGACTCCTGGGCGCAGTACGCGGACATGGTCCTCAATGACCAGTTCGTCGAGTCCACGATCGTCGACCAGCTGGTCGGCGCCGGCTTCGGCGTTTCCTCGAGCCTCTCCCGGTACGCCTACTTCAACCCGATGAGCATGGTCCGCATGGACGCCGAGGTTTCGATGAACCTGCGGACCCGCAGCGAGCAGGAGCTGCCGGGGCACGGCCTCGACGGCGTCCCGCTGCCGATGCACATCGTCACCTATCAGATCGACGCCCGGGAGTTTCAGAACGCCCAGGCATTCGGCGAGGACTTCGACGACTCCGTCGGGACCGAAGCCCGCCGAGCGCTCAACCGTTCCGAAGCGTCGATGCTGTGGGATGGCTGGGGGCCGAGTGTCCAGACCGAGCGCGGCCTCCTGTCGGTCGGCGGCCTGGACGCGAACACCACCGAGATCCTCCAGGCGTCGAACTCGACGGGCTGGATCGGCGACGCTGCCGGGATGCTCGACGACATCGACACGCTCCATGACACGATCGAGGATCAGACCGACGTCGTCGACGAGGACGACGTCCCGCTGGTCTCCGAGATCGGTGCCTGGCTGTTCGTCCCCCGGGACTTGTGGGGCGAGTGGACCCGCCAGGACTACGAGACCGAGCAGGCCGACGAGACGGTTCAGGAGCGCGTCGAGCGGAAGTACCCCTACATCAACCAGGTTCCGGCGCCGCGGCTCGACGCCGACAGCGTCATCATGCTGCTGGACGACCCGCGGTACTTCCAGATCGTCACCGCCCAGGGTGTCACGAACACGTCCTGGGAGACCGACGGCGGCGCCGCGCTGAACAACCGCCTGGTATCGAGCCGGACACCGTTCGTCCGCCAGCAGCCAGACGGCATCGCCGGCATCGCCCGAATGACCGGAATCAACGCCTGAGGTCCATGACCGACACCGTATCCGTCCGCGTCACCGACGGCGATGTCTGGATCGATGGCGAGCACCTCACACGCGGCGACGAAACCGAGATTCCCGAGTCCGTCTACGAGCGCATTCCCGAATCGTTCGACCGGCTCGGGAGCGAAGGCGACGACACGCCCGACGACGCCGGCGAGGATGAGGATGTCGATGAAGACGGGGCGGCTGCAGACGAAGAGGGGGCCGATATCGACGAGAGCGAAGCCGAGCCATCGGACCTTGATGTCGACGTCGACGCCATCGACCCCCACCCCAAGGATCTCACTGTTGTGGAACTGAAAGAACGGGTCGCCGGCGTCGACGATGAAGACGTGGCGCGCGGGATTCGCTTCCTCGAAAAGCGGGATGGTCCGCGTAGTACGGCTATCGACGCCATCAACGCTCGTCTGGACGAACTAACGGAGTAACGCCAGATGAGCACGACGGCCACTGCCGACGATGTCTACCTCGAGATCGACACGTATCTCGGTAAACAGAAGGTCTCTAAAATCATCGACCGCGTCAGCCGAGATCTTGAGCGGGAGCTCGAGGAGCCGCCGGCCGCCGACACTGATAAGCGCCAGGATCTGGAGGCCGTGTTGGCAGCGCTGTTCATCGCGACCACGCACGATCGCGCCGAGGAGAGCGTACAATCGGGCCGGACCTCCGTCAGCTACGAGCAGAGTCTCATCAACGAGCTCCGGAGCCGGGCGAAGCGCCTGGGCGCGACGGACGAACTGGTCGGGCTCGCCGGAACCCGGCGGTCGGCGTCGATCACCGCGCCTGACGCGAAGAACTGGACGCCATGAGCGCCTGGGGCATCAACTTAGTCGGCTACACGTCGACGGCCGCGGTGCTGAACGCGTTGCGGATGGAGTTCGACGACGGCGCGTTGTATGTCGTCGGGCCGACAGTTCGCTATGCCGTGTTCGTCGACCAAGGGACGTCGAAGATGGAGGCGCGGCCGTTCGTGAAACCCGCCGCCGAACGCGTCCAGTCGAACCTCGACACTGAGGTCAGCATGTTCCTCGACGTTCCGCTTGCCGACGCCAGCGAAAACACACTCGCCCGGGCAGCTGCACTGGCTGTCCAGCGCGAGAT